GAAAGCGGACGCATTTCGCTTTGGAATGATGTAATCACTCATCATAGACAATTAGAATCTATTCGTGCTATCGAAAATTTTGAAAGCAGCGATGTAACTGTTGAAGCTGGAGAAACTAAAAAATCTGTTGTAGTTTTTGACAAAATCACACCGACAAATTGCATGGCGCAACTTTATATGCAATGCGTCGTAGATTAAAGGAGGGAATTATAAATGGCTAATACAATGAATGCAAGAGACGCAATAAGCGGAGCTTTAGCTGAATGTTATGTAATAATTGAGGGCAACCGTTATAATTTCATGCAGATTCGCGAATTCGAAGCGAAAGTAGAAAATAATATTATCGATGTTGCTATTTTAGGCAGAACGTCTAAAGGGCATAAAGCAGCTGGAAGCAATGGCACTTGGAGCGGCACTGCTTATTTTAATCAATCGATTTTGCGCGAATTGCTTTATCGCTATCAAACAAATGGCGAAATGGTTTATTTTGATATTCAAGTAACAACTTCAGACCCAACGTCAAACGCAGGCCGACAGACTATTATTCTTAAAAATTGCTTAATGGATGGCGGTACATTAACAAAATTTAATGCTGATGAAGAGCTTTTGACTGAAGACATTTCTGGTACATTTGATTCTTGGGAAATGCCGGAAAGATTTAATACCCTAAACGGTATGCTTTAATCTTTATTAGGTTCAAAGCCCTAAATTTCTTTTAATGTTTAAGATAAAAAAGGAGCGTAAATATGGATTTAAATAGCTTTTTAAAACAAAATGTAATACAGGCTACCAATGTTAAATATGTAGCCTCTGAAAGATTTTTAGATGATAATAATAACCCTATAGAATGGGAAATTAGATCTATCAGCTCTAAAGAAGATGAAGATTTGCGTAAATCTTCAATGCACAAAGTTCCTATCCCCGGTAAACGCAATCAATTTACTCCAGAACTCGACTCTAACAAATACATGGGGCTTTTAGCTGCTGCATGTACTGTATGTCCAAATTTGAACGATGCAAATTTGCAGGATTCATATGGCGTAATGAGTAATGATGAATTGTTAAAAGCAATGCTTTTACCCGGTGAATACGCTAATTATCTTATTAAGGTTCAAGAAGTTTGTGGGTTTGATCAATCTAATCAAGATTTAGTCGAAGACGCAAAAAACTAATAAAAGAGGGTGACGTCGAAAGTAATTATGCTTACTATTGTTTGCATAAATTTAAGATGTTGCCCTCGCAGTTTATTCAATTAGATCGATACGAAAAAGCATTTATCATTGCTTGTATCGATATTAAAATTGAAAACGATAAAAAAGAAATGCAGAAAATGAAAACAAATCGTAGGAGGTGACCTCGTGGCTACGATTGAAACAAGTATAAAAATGACTGACAAAGCCAGTCCAACTATTAATAAAATTAGTACAGCGCTAAATAAAGCCAACCAGCACTGCGAAAAATTAAACCAATCAAGTAAAAAAGTATTTGATACAGGTGCTATTGAAAAAACAAATTCAAAATTAAATCAGACAGCTAATCAGTACAACCAAATCAATAAAAATATAAAAACAGCCGCTGCATCGCAGAAAAAATTTGCTTCTAGCATAAATTCAACAAACCAATTAGCTTCTACATTAAGTAAGTCGATAAAAGCATTTGTATTGGCATTTGGTGGAATCACTCTTATCAAAAAAAGTATTGATTTCATGAAAAAAACTATTGAAGATGCCCAAATACAAGCCAACGCAGAATTACAATTGAAAGTTGTATTAGCCAACGTTGGTGCAAGTCCGCGCGCATTTGATGAAATAGCAAAAAAGGCTTCAGAAATTCAAAAAAGAGGTATTTTTGGTGATGAAGCTATGTTAGCCGGCGCTGCTGAATTTGCCACCTACATGAGTGATAAAGATGCAATTAAAACCATGATGGATACCTTGGCAGATTATGCAATCGGTATGTCAGGTGGCAAAGCAGTTGACACACAAGGCATGGTTGATTACGCAACTGGGCTTGGAAAAGTTTTAAATGGTTCATATGAGGCAATGACTAAAAAAGGATTTAAATTTTCTGAGGCGCAAAAAGCAATTATTGATGGTACCGCAACACATGCGCAATATGTTGAGGTATTGGGTGAAAATTATAACCAAATGACAGATGATATGAAAAAGGCGCTTACTGTTAATTCAGTCATTGAAGAATCATGGGGTAATTTATATGACTCAATGAGTAATACTCCAGTGGGTAGAATGACGCAATTTAAAAATGCTTTAGGGGATATTTACGAAAAAGCAGGGCAAATTTTGGGACCTCATGTTACAAATTTCTTTAATACCTTGATAAAATATTTGCCTCAAATTGAAGCAGTCATTACTGGTATATCTAAAGCTTTAGCTGTTGTAGTTGATATTGTTAATAGCTTAGTAGATATATCTGGGCAAGCTATAGCATATTTGCAAGATCATTGGAGTGAAATTAATGTTGTGGTTTATGGCTTAGCCGCTGCATTTGGTGTATTAATTTTGGCCTTAAATCCTATTTTGTTTTTGGTAATAGCTATAATTGCAGTTTTAGCCCAAACAGTAAAAATCATAAACAAAGTAACCGGTCAAAGTATAAGCACCATCGGAATTATTGCGGGCGCTGTCGCATGGTTTGGTAGCCTTATTTGGAATACTATTGCTGTTGTGTGGAATTTTATTGCTATTTTTGTTGAATGGATCGTTAATATCATAAAGCATCCTTTAATTGCAGCCAAAGTTGCATTAAATAATCTCACTGCATATATATTGGATTTTGCTGCTAATACTACAAGCATATTTGATGGTATCGCAACAAACATCGCAAATGCGATGATTAGCGCTATAAATTTAATAATTAAAGCTTGGAATACTCTTATTGATATTTTTGGACCGGGAGAATTTTTGGGCATTAAATTTAATAAGGGCAAAGAGATTTCACAAATTGGCTCTATAACGGCTGTTTTTAGGTCAGCCGCTGCAAGTTATAGACAAGAAGCAGAAAATATAAAACCTGATGATTATTGGACAGCTCCAAGAATGGGCTTTATAAATACTAATAATGCATATAGCAGTGGTTATAATTGGGGCGCTTCATTGGGCAAATCAGTTGGCAATACACTTAATAATCTCTTCTCAAATGGTAATAGTTCTTCTAGCATTTTAGATGATATTGCAAATAACACAGGCAATACTGCAGCTAACACCGGTGCATTGAACAATGCTTTGTCTGCAACCGATGAAGACTTGAAATATTTACGCTCACTTGCTGAGCGTGACGCGATAAATAAATTTACTACTGCGCAAATTAAAGTTGAGATGACAAACAATAATTCGATTGCCTCGGATATGGACATCGACGGCGTTGTAAATGTCTTAACTCAAAAACTCAATGAACAGTTAGCTAGCCAAGTAATGGGGGTTTATGCTTAATGTATTCTTTTTATTTAGACAATGTTTTGTTACCGATTACACCAAAACAATTACAAATCAAAATAAAAAACCAAAATAAAACGATTGAGTTAATAAATTTTGGACAAGTCAACATTTTAAAAACGCCGGGTCTGTCTGAAATCAATTTTGATTTTTCAGTCCCTATCGTGGGCAAATATCCCTTTGCACGTGAATTGCAAAGCCCTGAATATTATTTTTCATTGCTTGAAAAGCTTAAAACGCAATTAAAACCTTTCAAGTTTACAGTGTTAAGGCAAATAAGAGCCGATAGAAGTGAGTTTGCAACAAATATGAATGTTACGCTTGAAGATTATGAAATAGTCGAAGATGCCGATAATGGCTTGGATGTTACTTTCAAAATAAGTCTAAAACAATATCGAGAGTATGCAACCCAAAATCTCGAAATCAAGCAAAATTCAGATGGTAAGCTCACAGCTACAAAACAAACCACACGTCAAACCACTAAAGAACCAGCCAAAACTTATACTGTTAAAGCCGGCGATACTTTGTGGAATATCGCGAAAAAGCAACTTGGTGATGGCTCTAAATATAAAGATTTGACGGCTTTGAACAACATTTCAAACCCAAATTTTTTATCGGTTGGGCAGGTTTTAAAACTTTCTTGAATGGGTATACTTGACTTTGGGCTAATCTTGAGTTTATAATGAGGTTAGTAAGAAAAATGTTGAAAGTTCAAGTGATACACAAAAAACCTGCAGCCGCTAACTGCAGGTTTTCTATTGTGCTTGTTGTCACTAATTATCTATCAAGCCACTTGCAAATGTAGTAAGAAAGCACATTTGCTGCGATAGACAATAAAAATGTTGAGAGTTCCTTCAAAGCGATACACCTCCTCTCTGTTGTCCAGAGTATGGAGTGTGACAACCCAACCATTTTAACACAAAATCGCTTATAAACCAACAAAAAAGGCGGTGCGAACGATGGAAAACAAAATTGAATTATATATTTACAACAATGTCAACAAAAAGACATACGCGCCAATAATAAAAGATGAAATTGTATGGCAAACAGAAAGAAAAGGCGTTGCTGGGAAATTGACTTTTACAATCGTTAAAGATTCTCTAATAGACTTTAACGAAGGTAGCAGCGTTATTTTTAAATACAATAACCAAAATGTTTTCTTTGGCTATGTGTTTTCAAAATCACGAGATAAAGAACATCACATACAAGTTACTGCGTATGACCAGTTACGATATCTCAAAAACAAACACACTTACACATATGAAAATAAAACAGCAAATGAAGTCGTTGGCATGATTGCCAGCGATTTTTTATTGAAAACGGGGCAACTGCAAAATACAAGTTATAAAATACCCGCTAAAATCGAAGACAACTCAACACTCTTTGACATAATCCAAAACGCGCTTAACGACACACTTTTAAACACAAATAAGCTTTATGTTTTGTATGATGACTTTGGTTCTTTAACGTTAAAAAACATTAACGAAATGTTAATCGACAAAAGCTTTATGATAAGCGATATCTCAGCCCAAAATTTTGATTACAAAACATCAATCGACGACAAAACTTATAACAGAATCCAACTTTATATCGATGACAAAGACACAAACAAGCGCCAATTCACTATTGAACAAGATGTTAGTGCAATTAGCAAATGGGGGATTTTGCAGCTTACAGAAAAGCTAAATACAAACGAAAACGCCAAAGCTAAAGCTCAAGCAATGCTTTCTCTATATAATCAGCCAACGCGTACTTTATCCGTCAAAGATATTTTTGGTGATATACGCGCACGCGCGGGCAGCTCAATTTATACTCAATTAAATTTGGGCGACATTATTTTAAATGGTTACATGCTAATTGAAAAAGCTAAGCACGAATTTAGTAATAACGAATACACAATGACGCTTGATTTATACCGCTCTGATTTCGGCGCGACAAATTAAGGAGGCAAACATGAATTTACTTGAATCAATTAAGATTGCTTCTATTGACGCCATAAATGCATCTAAACCAGTTGAAATAGTTTATGGCATAGTTTTATCTATCGAGCCTCTGAAAATTGATTTAGAGCAAAAATTGACGCTCTCTGAATCATTTTTGATTGTGCCTGAAGAATTTACCGACAGAAAAATTAATATCGTGATTGATGATGAGGAAAAGGAAATTGAAATCAAAAGCGCGCTTAAAGTTGATGACAAACTAATACTTGCTAGAGTGCAAGGTGGGCAAAAATATTTAGTTTTATCGAGATTGGCGGAGGTGGATGAATAATGTTGCCACAAACAAATTTTGAGTTAACTTCTGACTTTCAAATACAAAATCAGCCGAGCTACACATTTAAATTAAATAGCGATGATGAAAATATAAAAGGCTTTGTTGATGATTTACAAGCCGTAAAACAAGCCATATATTTGATTTTAAACACGCAAAGATATCAATACCTCATTTATGACTGGAATTACGGTGTTGAGTTTGATGATTTAATTGGCAGCGAAAAAAATTATGCGATGGTGCAAATCCAAAGCAGAATAACAGACGCATTATTGCAAGATGACAGAATCGAAGCTGTAGTAGATTTTGAGTTCGAGTCAAACAAAAAATCTATTACGGCTTATTTTGTAGTTAAAACAATCTTTGGTGACATCAAAACACAAAAGGCGGTGAATATTTGATGTTTGAAAATTATACGTATGAAAAAATTTTAAATGATATGCTTGACCGTGTACCAGATAGCATGGACAAACGCCAAGGCTCGATAATTTACAACGCGCTTGCACCGGCGGCGGTCGAACTTCAAAACATGTATATAAATTTAGATGTGATTATGAATGAAACTTTCGCAGACACAGCAAGCCGCGAAAATTTAATAAAAAGAGCTTCAGAGCGTGGGTTAAGTCCTTATCCAGCAACTAAAGCAATTGTAAAAGGCGTTTTCACACCATCAAGCTTAGAAATTAGCATTGGTGAGCGTTTTTCATTAGGTGATTTGAATTATATTGTTACTGAAAAAATTACAAACGGACAGTATAAATTGCAATGCGAAGAGGCGGGAAGTGATGCAAATTACAATCTTGGGCAGCTTATCCCTATAAATTACATCGAAGGGCTGCAATACGCAGAAATTACCGATATTTTGATACCGGGGGAAGATGAGGAAAGCACCGAAGATTTTAGAAATAGGTATTTTGCCAGCCTTGACAATCAAGCTTTTGGTGGAAATATTACGGATTACAAAGTAAAAACAAACGCATTGCCCGGGGTTGGCGGCGTCAAAGTCTATCCAACGTGGAATGGAGGCGGTACTGTCAAACTCGTTATTATTGACTCTGAATTTAGCACCCCCTCAAGCGCTTTGATTTCCACTGTTCAAACGGCTATTGACCCAACTCAAAATCAAGGCGAAGGGATAGGAATTGCGCCCATTGGACACGTCGTAACCGTTGCCGGCGTAACAGCTACCACATTGGATATTGCCTCGGAATTTACGCTTCAAGACGGTTATACGTGGCTTGATGTAAAACCTAATGTTGAAACGGCTATTGAAAATTATTTTGATGCCTTGAATAAAACTTGGGCGGATAATGATAACTTAATCGTTCGAATTTCACAGATTGAAACGCGCCTATTAAATGTTGAAGGCATTATCGATATTGCTAACACAACGATTGAAGAGGTGGCTCAAAATTATACTTTGGGCGCAAACGCTATTGCAAATTTAGGGGAGGTAACAAACAGTGCAACGTGAAGTTAATCTTTTGGATTATTTATTGCCGTTAATTGCGCAAACTGATGAATTTGCAGCAATTGGCGCGGCTGAAAATGAACAAATAAATGATTTATGGACAGCACATAAAAATGTCTATAACAATCAATTCATAGCTACGCTCGATGAAACTGGATGCCAGCGTTGGGAAAAAATTTTAGAGATAACACCAATGGGAACTGATACTATCGAAGACCGTCGCTTTAGAATCGCTGCAAGAATAAATGCAGATATCCCTTACACATACAAGCAACTTCAAAATATGCTTGCTAGTTTATGTGATGATGATTACACGATGGAATTGCAAAACGAAGATTATAAATTAATCGTGCGTGTTGCTTTGAGCGCTCAAAGGCAATATTCAGAGGTTGAAAAACTTTTGAAACGTGTTTTACCTGCAAATTTAGTGCTTGATTTAAGTTTGCTTTATAACCAATATCAAGCGCTAACATCAAAAACACATGCACAACTGAATGCATATACACATGAACAATTAAGAAGTGAGGTGATTTCAAATGGCTGATTATACAACCAATTACAACTTAAAAAAACCGGCTAGCACCGATTTTTACAATGTTGCAGATTTTAACGGTAATGCCGATATTATTGACACGGCTTTGAATTCAAAGCTGGAAAAAGATTTGAGTAATATCTCCGGCGGCGCTGTTCCTGTTGCCAACGGTGGAACTGGGGCTACAACTGCTGAAAACGCAAGAGCAAATTTAGGGTTAGGTGTAACTGATAAACTCACAATCAAAGCTGTTGAAATTACTGATGCAACACCATATGTTGATTTTCACTATAACAATACAAGCGATGATTACAATGTGAGAATAATTAATAATACTACTAACGCCTTAGATGTCCAAGGGTACAATACTAGTGCAGAATTAAAAGTAAATGGCAACTCTGTTATTACAACTGCATCAACCAATTATAACTTGGAGTATATAGACTTAAATGGCGTTAACATCGATACAGTTTACGAAAAAAACTATATAACTGGATTATCAGAAGATGGACATGGGACAAGACCTAGCAGCAGTTGGATTAATGTCATTAATCTTCGCGGTGGGCATTTTATGGCGCAAATTGCAATTGAAAACAACAACTCGGCTGGGTCATCCGATATAAATATGTTTTTTCGCAGCAAATATTTAACAACTGGTTGGACAAACTGGGTTTGCGTCTCAAAAGTTTTTGTCCAAAGTTCGCAGCCGTCAAACGCTGCAAACGGGTCATTATGGGCATGGTGATTGTATGTTAAAGAAAAAAGTTAATGGGGCATGGAATTATTTATCTTTTGTCAAGAAAAAAGTTAGTGGTAGTTGGGCAGATTGCGATACTTTAAAAAAATATTTTAATGGGGCTTGGTCTACCATATGGCAGCGTTGGCCTGCGGGATTTAGCGCATATCCAGGAAGACCATCATCCGTAAGTTACAGTTATTTAGCTACAACGACAGCCGGCGGTAATATGCTTATGAAACTTTACAATCGACAAAGCAATGATGGTGAAGAGCTCAAAGTTACAACTTACAATGGTACATCTCGAGCTTTTTATATTAATGCAGGCGAAACTATTTTTGTTGATTATATTTATACACAATCTGGTAATTGTTATGAATCATATATAATGATTACGGACTTTCAAGGACGTATATACGAATATCTATTAAGCCCTACAACGTCAAATTCGAGTGGCACAGTAAGTTATACACCTACATCTGGTTTTAGTGGCTATCTAATCTTTAAGGTTCACAATTCAGATGTATATACATCCAGCACTAATTACGGTCAACTCGAAGTCTCTAAAATTTATACTGACTCCAAAATTTTTTATTGGGGAACTGAAACATTAATTAATCAATAGGAGGTTTTAAAAATGAGTAATATAAAATTTAAAAATGACGCGGTCTTAGAGGCTGTATTAATTAACAAAATAAATATCTTTAGCAAGGGGCAAAATAGAGAGGCTCTAGAAGCTCATCTAAGCAATGAAAATAATAGCTTTGATGATTTATATCAACTCGCTTCAAATCCTTCAAATTTGGGCGATATTTTCGTTCTGGACGGGGATAACGAATATGCGTATCCAAACTATGAAATTTTTCATTCTATCAAGTATGAAAATGATGAGTTTGTATTGACTATCGCTCAACTAACTGAACAAGAAATTAAATATAACGAGCTGTTAAAAAGGATTGAAAAATTGGAGGCGTGATGTCATGGATATTAACTGGCAAGTTAGAATCAACAATCCCATTTGGTGGGCGCAAGTATTCCTTGCAATAGCAAGCCCGATTTTGGCTTACTATGGCATGAATTTTAAAGATTTTACTACGTGGGATTCAGTTTTTAGTTTAATAGGTAGTGCGCTAAAAAATCCTTATGTTTTAGGGCTAATAGTTGTAAATGTAATTAATACAATCAATGACCCAACAACAAAAGGCGTATCAGACAGCCGACGCGCTCTTGAATATGTAGTTCCTAATTAATTTTTGTGCTATAATCTTTTCGGGGTAGAGAAAATTCTCAAACCCTTGTGGCAGGTATCGACATTTAATAAATGGTTAGGCGGTTGCACTCTCTGTGAAAGAGGGTGATGCTATGGATAAAGATTTCATCATTAGTTTATTAATACTAATTTTGTTCATTGTCGTAAGCATAAAAAAATAACCGCCCCTACGCCAAAGGTTTGCGGTTATTAACTTTTTAAACTAAAAATTTTTGGCAACCGTCTATTAACGATACCTGTCATATATTTATATGCTAGCACATAAAAAAAAATACGTCAAGGGGAAAAATTTAGATAAGTATTCTTAAATTAACCATTTGACGAATAGATTATTATCCCATTTTTTACTCATGAAACCCTATTTTATCGCGGGTTTGATGAGTATTTTTTTTAATATTGTCTAAACATCGTGTCAAGATTCTTTGACATTTCGTGTTTTTTGTCAGGTTTTTTTGACATTTTAGGAGGTGATTATATGTTAATTGTTAACGATAAAAATATTAAATTAAGTCGCGGAGATTATGCCGAAATCTGCTTTAATCTTAAAAATCCAGATAACACGCCCTATATTTTATCAGAAGGTGAAAAAGTTCAATTTGCCGTCAAAATAAATCCTAATAATACGAACAAATTAATATCAAAGGTTTTAACTAATGACGGCGAAAGTTATGTAACTGTTGTATTAGAAAAATCTGATACGCAAGATTTAACTTTTGGCTCCTATTTTTATGACATCCGTGTCATTGATTCAGATGGCAAAATTAACACGCCAATGCTAAAAGCTAATTTTGAAATTTTGGAGGTGATTGGTGATGGAAATACAACCGTTGACGGCGCAAATTAATGTCGTGATTGATAAGCAAACGCTAATTAATAAAATAAACCAGTTGCAGCAAGCCATAGAAACACTTACTCAAGAAAAAGCACAGCTTGAACAAGATTTGGCAAGTGCTAATGCGCAAATTGAATCATTAAATACTCAAATTCAAAGTTTAACCGCGCAAATATCCGATTTACAAAACCAAGTCAATAATCTACAAAGCAATTTGGACTTAATCAACGGTGAAATCGTTGAAAATAAAACAGAATACCTTTTAGAAACAAAAAATCAGATTAAAAATGCAATAATCAACAAAGGCGTTTCAGTCGCTTCATCGGATACTTTTAGAAGCTATGCAACTAAAATTAATCAAATACCTCAAACCAGAAATATCACCGACAAAAATACTTTGCTTTTATGTCCTTTTGATGAAAGCCCTACTAAAGATATTGGCCCTTTTGAATACGTTTTACAGACAGTCGGTAATCCTGTTATATCATCTAATCAAATGCTATTTAATAAACCTACTTTATATCTGGATGGCTCAAGCGCTTTTATTTTAAACGATAGCAATTTCCAAATATTCATGGGCAATTTTACTTTAGAATTTTGGTGGTTTCCAACAGATTATAGCAGGACTCAAACGTATAGCTTTTTAGGTCAAGATGCTAAAAGTCAATATTCATCTGCAAGCAATTACAAAGAATATTGGCAACATTATTGTATTCGCAATGATAGAGCAGAGATTAGTTTTTGCAGCGATAACATTGGAAACACTGCAAATACATCGATATTTCAAGGACACAGGTGGTGTTTAAAACCAAACCAATGGAATCATCTCGCTTTTGTCAAAAACGCTGAGTTCGGTTTAAAATGGGACGTTTTTAGAGTTTATTCGAATGGAATTAAAATGAATTGGAATATTAATCCATATATTAGCGATTATTATCATCAACTTGACAACCCACAAACAGTTTTATCACCTTTAACCATTTTCTTTTTTCAATGGGTAAACGGTAATCGTGGGCAATATATAAAAGGCTATGTTAGTAATTTACGGCTTTCAAATTGTGCTCGTTATACTACAGACTCATTCACTCCACCAACCGAGCCATTTAGCATTTAAAATTTTAAATTTGAAAGGATGAAAAATTATGTTTGGCAAAATTGAAGATGCAATAAAAGCAATGGCAAATGGTGAAATGATTTGCCTTGCTGATAATGAAAACGAAGAAAACGAAATTGATTTTTGCGCCGCCGCGCAATTTATTACGCCTAAAAAGATTTACGACATGGCTCGTTTAGGTTCTGGATTGATATGCACGCCAATGTCCAGCGAATACGCGCAAAAATTAAATTTGGGTTATATGGTTGAACATAACGAAGACAAGCGCTTAACAAATTTTACTGTTAGTTTTGATGGCAAATGGTGCAATACTGGTATCTCTGCAAAAGAGCGATGCGAAACAATTTTAAAAGTTTGCGATGAAAATGCTTTGGCAACAGATTTTACACGCCCGGGACATTGTTTTGGCTTAATTGCTAAAGATGGTGGATTGCTAGAAAGATATGGACACACTGAAGCAAGCATTGAACTTTGCCGCCTTGCTAATCTAAAAAAAGTGTCCGTTATATGCGAGATTTTACTTGATGAAAATAAAATGCTTACCGTTAAAGAATGGCAAGCATGGAATAAAGACAAAAACTATAAGCTGTTTAGCATCGATGAGCTTAAAAAATATATTATCGATGATGAGGCTATTCCGTTTTAATTGGCGAAAATAATTGTATACCTTACACGTTAAAATTGTATACCTCTAACAAACAAAAATGGTATAATATACGTTAAGGGTATTGCGATAAATGGTAGGCGGCTGTGAAACCTCCTGTAAGTTAGGAGGTGCGGCGTATGAATGAAAATTTTATCATATGTTATTTGGTATTAATTTTGTTCATTGCTTTGACAATAAAAAAATAGCCGCCCGCGCTTGGGAAGTTCGGTGGCTAATTTTTTTAGATTAGTTTAAAAATTTTCAGGTGCAGCCGTCTATTAGCAATACCCGGTTTATATTTATATGTTACCACGAAAAAAAATATACGTCAAGTGTAACACAAATGAAAATAGCTACCAAGACAAAACTTGGTGGCTATTTTTGTATTTACAAATAAAGAGGATCGCTACTAAATGTTAGTTTAACATACCAAGCAAAACAAATCAAGAAAAATGGAGATGGTTATATGCCAAAAATATTTATAGACGCTGGGCATGGTGGCAAAGATCCCGGCGCCGTCAATGGGGACATATACGAGAAAGATATTGCGTTGCAAATAGCTCTAAAACTAAACACTGCACTTAAAAACAATGGTTTTGAAACTGCAATGTCGAGGGCAACAGATGTATTCATTCCGCTGACAGAGAGAGCCAAAAAAGCCAATAATTTTAATGCAGATATTTTTATATCTTTGCATCTTAATTCATCGACAAATTCTAATGCAGAGGGTATTGAATTTCTAGTTTATGAAAATAAAGGTGTAAATAATAAATTAGCATCTAACATCCAAAACGAGCTAATAAAAATTAAAGGTATTGTAAATCGAGGGATTAAAGAAAGAAAAGATTTAGCCGTGTTAAATTCAACACGTATGCCTGCGATTTTAATTGAAGTTGGCTTTATCAGCAATAATCGTGAATTGACTTTATTAAGAAATGATATTTATCAAAATCAAATTGTTCAAGCCATAAACAATGGTATTTGCAATTTTTTTGGTGCGGGGGTGAAAAGTATGGATAAGGTTCAAAACGTGCAAGAGGCTATTAAAAAATTGCAAGACAAAGGAATTATAAGTTCACCAGATTACTGGATTAACGCCGTTAATGTTGTTAAATATTTGGACACGCTTATTATAAATATGGCTAATAAACTCGATTAATCTTCCATGGCTAATCGTTCGATTTCTTCAAAGTCATATTTCCTAGGCTCAAAATTTTGGAACTTGTTAATTGATTTTTTAGGTTGAGCTTGTCCATACACTGCCACTGGTTCATTAAGATATTCATCAAAATTTTTTTCGTTAAAGAGTATTCTTGGCTTTAGATTTGGGGCAAATTGCGTGTTTTTCCATGCATCGCATTTTTTATTTATCACTGTTATAAAATCGTCATAAGAATAATTTTCTTTTAGCCTTGCATTTATTAATTTGAGTGTGTTAGAATTAAGTCTGTAATTGGTACCCAACTTTTGGTTTAGGTAACCAATTATACTTATGCATTGTGCGAAATTTTGTGAACCTTCATCGTTGGGTTCACTTTTTTTTACTCTTTTTGTCTGTGTTTTAGGTGCAAAGCTTGCGAGTTGGTTTGTGAGATTTTTTATTGCGTCAATCAACTCGTTGTAATTTGGGCATGGTGATTGAGCGAACATTTTTTGTTCGCTTTCTCTTTTAGTAAAAGATATATCTGTAGTAATCTCTGGTATTGCTCCAAAATTTTTTTGGCTTAAACCAAAATTTTTTTGCTTGGATTCAAAAAAATTTTTTCCATCGAACCTAAATTTTTTAAAATGGAATTTTAAGCCGTTTGTTGACTCTTCTTTGTTTTCTTCCTTTGTTTCTTTCTTAGAATTAACGCCAAAATTTTTGTAGCCCTCTAAGTGATAGCCGTTTTCTATCAAGTCGCTATTAATTTTATTTAGATTAATGCGATATTGAGTGGTTCGGTCATATTTGAATTTTGGGTTGCGTCGTTCTGCTAAATAGCCTTTTAGAATTAATAATTTAATATGCTTTCTTATCGTTGGTGCGCTTAAATTTAACATTGTCTCTTCTGATAATTCATCGGCTGTTTTGTATATCCAACCTCTAGTAAATGAATCTGTTTCTGGGTAACCATGATTTGCAAGACGTTTATTTTCTTGCTCGAGATATTTATCAATGTCTTTCATGCGGTCGGTCCAATATAAAAACTGTTGCAGTATAACCGCCTTTATAAAATCACCTGTAATTGCAACTAATTCTTCTTTGATTATTATTCTCTTTAGTGTTTCCATTATGAAATCCCCCTAGATATAAAAAAAGCATCTCGTTTAATTGTGGGACTGGCACAATTAAACTTGATGCTGATTTTTAGCTGTTGAGTTTTCATGGATACCGTTCTCAGTATCCAGTCCATACCTCAAACAGCATTTATGATTTTAGTCTAGCACGTTTTTATAACTTTGTCAAGCTTTTTTTTCTAAAAGGCAAAATTATTTTTGTGCAAAGATAAAATGTAAATTAACATTGACACTAAAAACAGTTTATTTTGCGCGATTTGCTGGGCATAGCTAATATTTCTTTTAACATGTTTTTGATAACGTTTGATGTTGATTTATATGCTTTTAATGTTGAACTATGTTAAATGCGTTAACGCTTATTTTATTTGCTTTTGCGCTTAAATAAAAAACTAAAGAAGTTATGTTTTTGCGTTGAAGTGTCTGTTTCGTTTGATGGAGTTAAATTTGGCATCAAAATATTACTTGCGTGTAATTTTTGTGCGTTACTTGCTAATTCTGCGAGCTTATCTGCCATTTCACATAAATATTTTCTTTGAGAGTTTAATTCGTCTCTTAATTCTTTATTTGCCTGACTTAATTCGGTTATTTGTTGATGTAAAATATCAATTATCTGTTGATTGATGTTAACATTTGCTTCTGTGTTTTCTTTAACGTTTTCCGTTGATAAATCTTTTGACGTTTCTTGTTTGTCATTTGCATTTTTTTGATTGTTTTTTCGCTCTATCATCAATAGTTCAAAGGCTTCTTTTATTATTTGTTCGCCTGTTGAATCTATGTAAATTGTATTGCCAATTGTTTTTGTGCGACCTTTTAATTGCGATGAAAATTTTTTGTTTCTTATTTTGTGCCATACTGCTTGCCTTGTAACACCAATTTCTTTTGCTATTTGCGATATTGTTTTACTCATATTTTCGCCTCCTTATTGAACAAAAAATTTTTTAGCATAAAATAACCCCACCTTAATTTTTTTAGACAGTGGGGATATCGATTTATCGCATTAATTTAATTTACATTACAGTTTGTTAATGAATCTTTCGGCAGATTTAATTATTTCGTTTTTGTATTTATATATATCATCCAGAGATTCGATATAACATTTAGGTAATATATCAGGGATATCGGGGAAAACAATAGATTTTTTTATATCACCAAGTTTCATTCTACATATCCATTTTGTAACTTTGTTATCAAATAATATTCCAAAATAATTTTCAGTGTCTTTATACGTAATTTTATCTAACGGTATTATTCCAGTTAAGATGCTTTTTACTATATAAAAAGATTGAAGCTCGTCTTCCGTTGTTATTATTTTTGATGTTGTATTTTCCTGCAAATTTTCATTTTCAGAAGCGTTTTTTTCTATTATAGGTTCAGGCTGCAAAATGTTTTCTATTCGCTTATTTACAAAACTGTTCACAAACAAATTAAATGATTTTTTTACTATAGGTTTGAATTTATCAATTACGTTTTGTGTTTTTAACCCATCATAAATGTTTGCTAAAACTAGTTTGACAAATTCATCAGATGGGTTATCAAATTGTTTAGCTATGAAATCAAAAACGCTATTTGTGTTTTTTAGTTCTTCAGCTGTGTTCATTATTTTATTTACGCTAAACTCTTCTTTCTTAAATTTTTTTAATTCGGTTATCACACTATCCTTTAAATCTGTAATTTTGAAACTTAAGAAAGGGATTTTGTCCATTTTGTTTAATTCATCCAAATCAGTATAAAATCTATACTCAATTCCATTTGTTAATATGCCAAATTTTGCACTGGTCGACATGAAATATTTGTTTAGTTGACCAATATGATTATCTAAATTTTCTTCCCAGTGTTTAGCTTCTATTAAAATAACAGGCTGGTTATCTAATAATATTGCATAATCGACTTTGTCACCGTTTTTAAGTTGTATATCTGCCGTATATTCTGGCACAAATTCAAATGGATTAAATACGTTATAACCTAAAGCTTGGAAAAATGGCACGATAAAAAACATTTTAGTAGCTTCTTCTGTTTTTACAGTTTCTTTTTGCTCAGGAATTCTCATAGATAATGCTTTTAGTTCATTAGAAAAGTTATTTTCCATTTTGATAACCTCCTTATTTATCATGTGTGGCTTCATTAACGCGCAAAAACTGAATAATCTAATACTTTTTGTTTATTATGGCTGTTTAATTCATCGTTTGCATCCATAATAATCACCCCCACAAAGCTAAAACCTATTTATTCTCGTTATTAAGTTCTTTTAACCGTAAAAATTGAATATATTCAATAACCTTTTTTCGGTTTTCGCGGTTTAATTTATCAAAATCAGGTACATTTTTATCGTGGGATTTATTGAATTGTTCAATGGTATTATCGGGGTCACATAGAAACAGACTCACATCAACTTCAAAAAATTCAGCTAATTTGTCTAATGCACTCGCGCGGGGGTATGTTTTCCCTTTATACCATCCTTCTACTGTGCTATATGGAATTTTTAAAGCAAGGCTTAAATCTTTACGTGTCAATTCGTTTCTAGCTAATAAGATTTTAAGATTTCTAGTAAATATTTGTTGTGTACCTTTCATGTTCCCCCACCCCCTTTTTTATTCAATTCAAAACGAAAATTATATTTCAATTATAACGCCTAAAATGTCATTATGTCAATAAAAAGTGTCAGAAGCGGAAAATTTTACTTGACATTGTTTTTTAAACGTGATAATATTTTTTTAACAACAAATAGGAGGTGGTGACAAAATGTTAATGTCTTTAAAGGCTATTAGGATAAATAAGGGATTGACACAAAAAGAAGCAGCTAAATTATTAGAAATTAGTCCTACCAAATTACATAGATGGGAGCATGCCATTACATTACCGAGGGTTGAAGAAATAAAGCGCATAGAGGCGGTATACGATGTCAATTATAATGATATTTCTTTTGGTGTCTAAAAACATTAAAAAAGAAATAATTTTGTTTAAACCAAATGGGCCATGTATAAAAAAGAACGACTCTAAAGCCGCTCTTATGTGTAAATAGCCTGCGCCAACAGGTTATTTTTTGAAAACCATTTCTTAAATTTTATCGCACTATTAGTTTCAAGTCAATATATTGTGTAAAAAAATGTCGAATAGGAGGTGTTTTATATGCAGCAAAAAGAAAGATTTCAAACGATATGCAAACTGTTTAACAGTGGCATATTAACTTTAAAAGATGCCGTTAAATTTGGCTTAAATAATTACGTTTTAACGTGCCAATCTGGAAAAGTAATAAGCATGTCCAAAGAGGTTGAAAAGTAATGAAAACACTGTTTTACGCGCTTTTAGTTGATTTGTTATTGGTTATTATTTTTAGCCCAAGAGTTTATTAGGGGGGATGTGGGACTTTTCGGATTTGAAATCCGGGCTTTTGCAAGAGATAAATTTTCAGTGTTCCGCAAAATGCAGAACATTGATGTCTGAAATTTTACTTGTATCCAAAACGGATACGGCGGATGGTAGAGAATGTAAAACATTTTTTTATTTATCAAGAGGAGGCTTCAGATGAACGAGTTAAAAATTTTTGAAAGCAGTGATTTTGGAAAAGTGAGAACGGTATTGAAAGATGAGCAGATTTGGTTTTGTTTGTCTGACGTATGTAGGATTTTGGAAATAGGAAATGTAGTGAGTGTCCGCAAACGCTTATCTGAGGCCGGTGTTAATAAAATTAACATAGGGGTTCAGGCAGCTTTGAAAAAGGATGGAACGCCAGTAATACAACAAATGGGATTAATTTTTTTGAAGAAAGTAATTTTAGCAATCGTGATTTTTTATGCGCTGGCAATCATTTTTGCGCCTGTTGTTTATGCTTAAAAAACAAAAATTTAAATGTGAAAGGATAAAAGAAATGGAAAATGAAATTAAGTTATTTGAAAATGTTGAGTTTGGTTCAGTGAGAACGATTATTGAAGATGGAGAGGTGTGGTTTGTAGGGAAAGATGTATGTGAAATTTTTGGTGATACAAATTACAGACGTAGCATTTCAAGAATTGATGAAGACGAAAAAAAAATAAGTAACGTTAATACAAATGGTGGAAACCAAAACATGACTTTATTAAACGAAAGCGGCTTGTATTCTTTGCTGTTTTTAATGCAACCACAAAAAGCAAAGGGTGTGTCACAAAATGAAAGTGCGATAAACGAGAGAATAGAAAGATTGCGGAAATTCAAACGCTGGGTGACACACGAAGTCTTACCCACAATCCGCAAAACAGGAAGTTACAGCATAACAAAAAACATTCCACAGAGTTTTCCGGAAGCCTTAAGAGCATATGCCAACGAAGTTGAACAAAGAGAGTTAGCCGAAAAACAGCGCGATGAAGCAATCAGGACAAAAGCATGGATAGGTTCAAAGCGTGAAGCAACAGCTATGCAAACAGCTGCAGCAAAAACAAGGGAATGTAACAAGCTCAAGATTGAGTTGGACAAATCAAAAGAATATGCAAGCATCAGAGCGGTTGAGAAGATGACTAAATTGCGCTTTGCATGGAGAAAGTTAAGGAATTATTGCACAGCAAAAGAATTAGACATGAAAAAAGTTTCAGACCCGCTTTACGGAAAAATTAATACATATCCGAATGAAGCATGGAAAAAAGTTTATGGCATTAATCTGGAATATTTGTTTTAAGGAGGCATTTTAGATGAATCTTTATAGAGCAACAATGGTAAATGGTCAAGTTTGGTTTTGCTTGGCGGACGTGTGCAGAACTTTAAATTTGCCGCGACCATCCGATATGGTTTCGAAAATTACAACAGGGAAAAAAGAAAAGCTTAAATTATCAAATGCGAAAAATGCGCAGGAGATGTGGTTTATAGACCCAACAGCATATCAATTTTTAGAAAACAAGAGTCAGACACATTTAACACTAGATGAGATTGAAACACAAATGAAACAATTGGCAGATATGAAGCAGGCTTTAATGCGTGGGAACTGGGTTTAAAAATAGGTATTAGGAGCTGAGTTGGATGTTACTGTACGAACTAAGCGAGATAGAAACGCAAATTTTAGAGCAATTAGAGAGCGAAGAAGGCATAGATAAAACCCTTTACGAATCGCTCAAACTCGATGAGGAAGAAAAAATTGTGAGCTGTGCTAAAGTATATCGCCAAATTTTAAGTGATGCGCAAGTGTGCAATGATGAAGCAAAAAGGCTATCAGAGCGCAAAAAAAGACTTGAAAATAACGCAGGGCGATTAAAAGAGCTTATGTTTGAGGGCATGAAAATGACCGATGTAAAAAAAATACATCGGTCGGAGTTTGACATAGCCATAAGAAAAAATCCGCCAAGCTTACAAATCGCGCCAGATGCACAAATCCCGGATGAGTATTACAAAGCGCAAGCGCCTGTTTTGGACAAAGCTATGTTAAAAGACGACATAAAAAACGGTTTGAAAATTGACGGTATAAGCCTTATTCAAACCGAAAGAGTCGATATCAAATAAAACATAAAGCATTTTATCAAAGGGGGATAAAAAATGCAAAAACAAATCGACAAAGATTTAATGCAAAAGGAGCGAAAGCTCAAAGAATCGATAATGAGGTTGAATAACGTTTTAAAACGTCAATTAACGTTAAGGGGTGTTAAAGATGGAAACTGCAAATAACAAATTAAATTTGTTTCAGAAAATCCAGAAAATACGTGTCGAACTTCAAGAAATGGACTTGAAAAAAAGCGGTATGAACAAATACGCAGGATTCAAATATTACGAGCTATCGGACTTTTTACCAGAGCTAAATAAGTTGTGCGATAAGTACGGTGTGTGCAACTGCATTTCGTTTACGGATGAGATAGCAACATTGACTATTTACGACTGCGAATCTGAAACCACGTTGCAATTTACTTCTCCAATGCGCGAGCTTGAATTAAAAGGCTGCAACAAAATTCAAGGGTTGGGTGGCGTTGAGACTTATTCACGCAGATATTTGTATCTCACAGCCTACGAGATTGTCGAGGATGATTTTTCCGATGCTATCGCGGGGCAAGAGCAAAAACCAAAGCACAAACCCAAAGCCGATTTTAAACCGTCGGATTCAGAATTAGTTAGCAGATTAGAAAATTTGTTGACTGAAGCCCAAATAGAGGCCGTATGTAAAAAATATAAGGTCGGTTACCTTTGGCAATTAAACAACAAAATTCTTGAATATTTGATTGCCAAAAAGGAGCAAGCAATTTTGGCAGAAACAGAAACATGTTAAGCAATTAAATTTAAATGGCCAAATCCGCTAATATAATGTGCCTAATTTTTATTTTAAATCGTTAGAGGTAATATTTATCATCTAAAACGAAAAATAAAATATAGGTGCGTTATATTAGCGCTAATAATACAAGGGGGTATTTTTCAAATGAATAAAATAATTTTGATGGGTAGGTTAGTTCGCAATCCTGAATTTAAATACTCAAATTCAGAAAATCCAGTTGCAATAGTTAATTACACGTTGGCGGTCGATAGACAGTACAAAAAAGACGGCGGACAAGCTACGGATTTTATTAATTGCACAGCATTTAATAAAGCCGCGGAGTTTGCCAATGAGTATTTCAAAAAGGGAATGCGCGTTTGTGTGAGTGGAAGGTTGCAAATTGACAGTTACAAAAACAAAGAGGATAAGACGGTTTATAAAGCTTATGTGGTTTTAGAAAATCAAGAGTTTGCGCAAAGCAAAAATGAAGCTAAAGAAAATATCAATAGTGAGCCAAAAGCAGATAGCGAAGATGATTATTTACCGTTTTAGGGGGTGGATGTGATGAATTGGTTTGAAGCTTTAGCGCCTAATAATGCGCTAATTATAAACAAAAGTTTAATAAGAATATTGGGCTTAAATGGAGCTGTTTTGGTATCTGAATTGATAAATCAATATAACCTTTGTCAAGCGAAAAAAGAATTAATAGACGGCTCTTTTTACACGACAGCAAAAAAGCTCGAAAACAATACCGGTCTAGATGAAAACCAATTGAAAGACGAATTATTTAAATTAAAAACCATTGGGATTATAGATTACTGCAATTTAGGTTTATCAAGAAAGAAATATTTTAGATTTAACAAAAAAACATTGTGGAAAGTATTGCAAGAGTAAGGGGGTTTTATATATGAGCGATAACAGAAGATACTACTATCTCAAAATCAAAGAGGATTTTTTTGATAGTGAAGAGATGATTATTTTACAAAGCATGCCAGATGGGTATTTGTATTCAGATATTTTGATGAAATTGTATTTAAGGAGTTTGAAAACTGAGGGGAGATTAATGTTTAAGGGAATTATCCCTTATACGCCTACAGTTTTAGCGCAGGTAACAAGACATCAAGTAGGGACAGTCGAAAAGGCTTTAAAAATTTTTCAGGACTTGAAGCTTATAGAGGTTTTAGACAATGGCGCAATTTATATGTGCGATATACAAAATTTTATTGGTGAATCCTCTACTGAAGCCGACAGAAAAAGAATGTATCGACAAAAAATAAAGTATGAAAAAAAATCGTTGGGACAAATGTCCGGACAAACGTCTCAACAATGTCCGGACAAAAATCCACCAGAGATAGATATAGATATAGATATAGATAAAGAGTAAAAGAAAAAGATATATATAGTCCGGTTTGCAGAAAAAATTTTTTTGCACAATAGAAGGAAAAAATCAAGAAAGGCAAAAAAAGAGGTCTCAAAGGCGCAAAGCTACATTGATTGTAGAAATCTACATTCAAGGATGTAGAAATCTACAATCAGGGGAAGACAAAAAACGCTTTTATAGCAGTAATTAAGGGACATCCGCTTGATTGTAGAAATCTACATTCAAGGGTGCAGAAATCTACAATCAGGGAAAGTGAGGCTTGAGATGGTAAACGAAAAAATAATATTAAATAAAAGTTTAATTAAAAAATATGGATTAGAGATGGCCGTAGTATTAACTGAGTTAATAAATCAGGCAAATGAAAGTGATACCAACGAATTTGAATGTTCAATTGTGCAGTTAGAAAACGAAACAGGGATTGCAAGATGGCGTCAAAATCAAGCGATAAAAAAAATAGTTGAATTTGGTTTTATCAACATTCAATTTCGAGGTATGCCAGCAAAACGCTATTTCAAAATCAACTACGAAAATTTACCAGAGTGTCTAAAATCAAGACCACCAATCCAAAAACCAAATGAGCTTGCAGTTTTAGAAAAAGCCAAACCAGAAAAACCAAAGCCTAAAACAAACAAAACACAAGAAGAATTTGAGCAATTATGGAGCCAATATCCTAACAAACAAGGCAAACAAAAAGCATTTATCGCATATCAAAAAGCAGTAAAAAACGGTGCAACGTTTGATGAAGTAATGCAAGGGATACAAAATTATAACTTTTTCATTGAGCAAACGCGCCTTGAACAGCAATTTGTCAAACATGGCTCGACATGGTTTAACCAACATGGCTGGGAAGATGATTACACAGTGATTGAGAGAGAACAAAGACCGCGTACAGTTGCAGAAAAGAACGCACAGTTTTTCAAGGAATACTTGAGAGAGCTAGATGAAAAGGAGGCGGCTGAAACTGACAGAGAAGCAGATAACTTACTGTTTGACATTAATGTCAACGAACTATTCTAAAACGGTTGATAAGCAATTGTCTGTTTTATGGAATAGCTGTTTTAAGGAATTTGAATTTGAGACATTCAAGCTCACATGTCAAAAAATAATAACCACAAGCGATTACTTTCCCAAAGTGAATCAAGTTATAGCCGTTTATAAGCAAATAGAAAGCGATGCAGAGCGAGAAAAATTTGAGAAGCTAAAAGCAAATCACAGGTTATTAACTCAAAGTCAAAACGATTGTTATTTATGCAATAACACAGGGTTTTGCAACTATACGCAAAACGGATATGAATTTATGGCACGTTGCATATGTGCACATGGTAAAGACTTAAACAAATTTTCAAAGGCGCAAATAGACAAAGAATATATTCCAGAGATAAAGCAAAATTCACATAGTGGGAAGGATATTGAAAAGCTAAAGCAAGGAATAAACCCATTTTATATACCAACTATCAAAGAGGCATTGGGTAAAAAATATTATATTTACGAGGCTGAGAAAAAGGCTCAAAAACTAGAGCGGACAAGCTTGAGTGATGAAGAAAAACTAAAAATATTACAAGGAGGTTTTTGCAATGGATAAAGTCCAAATGCATTTAGATATTTGCAAAGAGCTAAACGAGATTTTCAAACGCAAAAA